GTTAGGGTTTGTGTATCAGTTGTACCAACTACCGCTCCAGAAGGTGCAGTCACTGTAGTCATTGCAGAAGTGCCATTACCTAATACAAGACCAGTCAAAGTTGAAGCACCTGTACCACCAGATAAAACTGGCAAAACAGAACCAAGAGTTAAAGACGAGGCATAGGTTATTACGTCTACAACGTTAGTACCGTTATTAAAAACAAACATTGACCTACCAGCAGGGACTGAAATACCTGTTCCGGTGGTGTTTTTTACCGTGACTGCATCTGCCAATCCATTGTTAATAAGGTACAGCTTTTCAATTTGACAGCCAGAGCCAAGAATTAGTTGTCTTGCCCCACCAGAAGTGCCTGTTAAATTAAGTCGTAGATTACGAGCAACTTGTGCAGCGTTTGTGTCTGTTAGAGTAAGGGTAACGTCCGCACTAGAAAAAGTTACGTCTACCGAGCCTGTAATAGCATCTCCTAGAGCAGTACCTAAGTTGGTATTGGTGGTATTACCCCAAGTACCTGACTGTTCGCCAGTTGCTGGGAGTTCAATTTTAAGGCTTGAATAGGTTGATGGCATTTTAAATCCTTATACCGTTGTTATTTCTGTCCAGTTTGCAATTTCATCGTCATTAATTAGAGACCATGCATCAGACGTATTATCGCTAATCAACGTCCAATTGGCTATCTCATCATCGTCAATGACGCTCCAATAATAATATCCAAGTTGTCCTAAAATTCCATTTGCTCTAACGCCCGTCAAAGCAACAGATATATTTAATCCAACCGTTCCTATCCCACCTAATGCAGATGTGCCGTTAATTTCTGCTGACTTGCCGGGAGCAATGTCACCAACAAATCCACTAACCAATACTGATGACAATGTTGGGGACGATTCTGTTCCCACATTCTCTACTGTACCAAAGCCATCTACTCCAGATATTACGGTTGCATTTTCAGCAACCATAGTACCTAAAAATCCTGTACCAAGTACGCTAGACAGTACTGCGGTTTTGCTTATAGAAACAGAACCTACATTACCCGCAGCAACGACTCCTGTCAGAGCTACTGTTATGTTTGATAATTCTGTTCCCTCAAAGCCAAAAGCAATTACCCCAGTCAGAGCAATTTCTTTACCATGAGAAACTGTTCCCGTCTGTCCACTTGCGGATAAACCAGTCAACGCTACAGAGATACTTACCCCTGTAGTGCCTGTAAATCCGTATGCGACTTCGCCTGTCTCGGCTTGGGAGGATGAGGGAACAACGATTCCAGTCAATCCATTAGCCAAAACATTGCTTAGAGCAGCGTCCTTACTGATGTCTACCGTTCCAACTGTTCCCGCTGCGCTAACTCCAGTTAACGCAACAGCGATATTTGCTACCGCAGTACCGACAAATCCGTATGCAACCTCACCCGTCTCAGTAACAGACTGACTAGGCGTGACTGTTCCAACGTTGCCTACCGCACCAACGCCACTAAGGGCAATAATGACATTGGGTACTTCATTTCCTAACTGACCGTTTGCGTTAACCCCTGTTAACTCAAGCGTTCCTCCCCAGCCGTTACTGCCCCACGCTCCATCACCCCAGCCGAGGGACATTCAAACCCCCGATTAGGTCGTTGCAAGACGCAATAAAGCAGTCGAAGCAGCGTTTGCTGGCATTGTTAACGTAAAGTTACCAGCAGTAATTGTTTGTGAACCAAATGTGTATACAGCTACAGCCTTGTCAGATTGGCTTGAGTTATATAACAACATGGTGTCAAACGCAGTTGATAGCGTTACGCTTGTGTAAACGATGCTTGCAGACGGAGTCCAATAGCCTGTTCCCGCTGTAGCTGAAGAATTAACAGAGGTTGGATTGGTTCCGTTCGTGACGGTAACACCGCCAGCGGTATAACCTGCGCCAGTAACTTCGCCAGTTGAACTGTAAACAGTTGTGCTTGCGTTTAATGTGGCAGAAGCAAGATATAAAGCAGCCTTAAACGTATCAGCTGTACTAGCCGAACGTGCTGGGTTGTTTGATGCAAAGTTATGTACACCACTTAGGACTTCGCCCAAGAAAGAACTGCACATTGATTGAGTATTAGCCATAATTTATCCTAAAGTAGCGCCTTCTAAAAGGGAAAGAGGGGTTGTCTTAAGAGTTACGTGAGCAGAACGATGGACTAATTCCCCATCCAACCAGTATTCAGTCCAAGTGGTGAACTCAATATCATTGTCAACAGTTCCTTCCTTCTTTTCCAAGAGGGATTCTTCCATGTTGCCTTTGGTGGTGGTAATTAATGCCATACCTTCTCCTTGTTTAAACTCTTATTAAAGCACTGTTTGCATTGTTTGCTGGCAGTGTAACGGTAAAATTTGGTCCTGCTTTTTTGTCTGACCCGAAGTTCAGTATGGCGATGGTTTTACCACCTTTTGTCTGATTGTAGATGAGTGCACCCCTACAAGTAAAGGAAACATTCGTCCAGACAACGTTGTCAAAACTGACATAAACCGTGTTGCCAGTGGTCATAATCGTGACGTTCTGGCATTCTTCTCCACCCGCAGTGTAGTTAGTACCGACTACTTCACCCTGAGTTGTATAGACAGTAGTATTTGCGGTGAGTTCTGCTGCCCCTGTATACAAAGCCATATACAAGGTATCTGTGGATAAATTCTGCAACGCTTGCAGAACATCCTGTTTAAACGAGGTTGTTATGGTTTGTTCAATCATACGACCTTATACTTAGGAACACCATCACGGAAGGAATCACCCTTCTCTTTAGCATCGCCCAGCTGCTTGAGGAGAGCCATAGATTCATCGTAACGCTGTTTATACAGGGCAACCATGTCTGCTTCGCCCTTCATGTAGGTAATTGCTTCCATTAAAGTGCCGCAAAGCAATGCGGTGTCAAAGTTATCCCCAAGCCAAGTAGTGCCAGCAGTAACAATGGACTCTGGATAGTAGTAATAATGCAATTCCATGCGATAAACCGCATTAGGAGTTGGTCCGAGAAGGAAAGTTAACTCATTGCTGGTTACACCAGACGTTACTCTTGCACCAAACAATGAATAATATAAGGGTAAACCCGTATCATTTGGCATTGGGTACGCTTCACGGATGAAGTTTACGTCCTTATTTAGCAAATAATAGTAAGTTTCTGTAGCTTGTCCGTAGTTTTCAATCACTGCCAACGAGAAAGAGGCAAGATAATCATCGGGACAGGACAGATATTTGTTACTTGGAGCAGTCACTCCAGTAACGTTCTTACGTAATGATGGTAACTGCACCGCATTGTAAATTTTCTGCTCGGCTTGCTGAATAAAGCGGTTCATATCTACTGTGGGAAAGTTATTCTCACAATAGTCTTGAACAGCAGTTACCAATTCATTGTATGTCATGCCATTGGACCTCTTGTTTTAATGCCTTTGGTTGCAGCACCGTAACCACGCATTGTCTTCTCACCATGCTTATTCATTGCTGGATTTGGGTTCTTTGTGAAAGCGCCAACAGACATGTTAACTTCGTTAACACCGTTGCCTTTTTTCTCAACAGCCCTCTCCGCATCCTTGGTGGTTAGCGTTTTGCCTTCCATAGTATGGGGCTTGGCATAGACTTCGGCATCGCCAACTTCTTTGCCCATCATCTTTTTGCTATATGTAGCCATGATTAACGACCTCTATTTCCAGATTTCTGATTAGCTACACGAGCAAGATTACGACCTACAGCCTTCATCGCTTTGCTGGTTACGCCCGAACTCTTAGTACCACCGTTACGACCCATCACGGTTGGACCAGAATCACCCAAGTTTTTGCCCTTAGTTTTGCCTTGTTTAGCAATACCGTCTGCTGATTTAGTGAATGCCATGTTTAAACTCCTTAAGTTGTTGATATTGTTACATTGCCAAGCACAAAGTTCAACACTAAATTGTTGGGTGTTAAACCTACATCTTCTGACCTAGAACCGCCCACTGGGTTCCATCCCCACTGGAAAGTTCTACTTCCTTCCTCTTGATACCCGATACCCTCTTCTGTGGTGTCGTTTGTACCGTTAATCTGTAAACCGCTTGACCCTGACATACGGTAACTTACGTCAGGTCTTGGCTCCCGTACCGCTTGGGGGTCATACACTGGGTACATACCCAATGACAACTGCGGTTGGTCGGGGTCCCAACAGCTAGGACAGACTTTAATCTGGAACAGCTTGGTCTTAATAATCTCTTTTTTAAGTTCCTTTAGCTTGTACCTTTGACCGCATCTGTCACATTCAGCAATCGAATACTTGCCTGAAGCGTATTGTGTAGCCATTTACATCACCAGAACATCTGTCTTGGGGCTAACCTTAAGGAAGCCTTCTCACGGTCTTCAGTGGAAGCCATCAGCCATTGTTCATCATATATAGACTTGAGCATATCAACACGGTCTCTAGCCTCTGGAACCTTCACAGCGAGGTGATAAGCTAAACCTGATGTCAATGCTGGCAAAAGTCGGAACGGGATGTCTGAGACGTTTGTACCGCCTCCAGCGTCCTGAATCCTACGTAAACGGTAATAAATCAATGTGTAAGGACTGCCACCAGCATCTGGGCTGGGCCAGACTTTAACGCAAGGGATGTTTTGGTTGGTAATTGCCGCACCGTTTAAATGGCTTGCAGCAGTTGTACCGTTTTGACCACGAGCGCAAAGCTGAAGCTGATTGCCTAGGATGCTCTCGTAATAAATAGTCTCGTTATCAATCTTAATATAGCCAGAAGAGGCTAAATCTGCGGTAGAGCTGACCGTGATTGTGGTTATTGTGGCAGAGATATTGCCACTTAAAGTAGCGGTTGTGAGATTATCTTCTCCCGATTGGCGGTTAACCCATAACTGAATAGGTCTTCCCTGAGCCAATTTATTGGGGATAGTGATATACATAGTCTCGGTAACACGGGTGATATTGATGTCAATCTGGTTGGTTGTCGCCTGATTTTGACGAATTACAGTGTCTAAAAGGTCAATTGTGTCCCTTGGAATAGGGTATGTAGTCTGCCCTGTAACCAACTGAATCTCACCCTGTTTAATAGTCCAAAGGTTAATACCTTTGTTTGCCCACTCAATGGTGAGTAAATTCAAACTACGTCTAGCCGTGCGTAACTGATACCCAGAACGCATTTCTATACCACAACGCTCATAGGCTTCCTCTGCCATCTCATTGAATGGCAGGTTAAATACTGTAGTTCCGCTAGTTAAAGCCATTATTTGATTTTCCTAAACGGTTTTACTTTTGCTTTTACTTTTGCTGGCTGGGGCACGAACTGCTTTCCCTGTGCTTTCCCCGCCCGTTTTGCTTTTGTTGTTGCTGCGTATTCCTGTGGACTTAGTG